CGACGAGGATGTTGCTCGCGCCCGTGGTGCCGGTGAACGTCGGGGCGTAGTCCGACAGGATGACCGGGCGGCCGTTCAGGCGGCTGATGCCGCCCGCCGTCTGGTCGACCGTGAAGCGGGAGGTTGCGGTACCCGAGCCGAAGGCACGGATCTCGTTCTCGACGTCCACGTTCATGAACCAGGTGGCACGGCTGCGGTAGCGCTCGGGGAGCGCGGCCCACACCTTGTCGATGTCGACGGCACCGAACGCGCCGTCGGTGGTCACCACGACTTCGACGTTGGTGTTCGCATCGAGGGCGGTGAAGATACCGAACGGCTGCGAGCTACCGGAGCCGGTCGCCGTCGCTGCGGCGAGCAAGTCCATGTAGCCCTGCTCGAGCAGGCGGGCCATCTCGGCGGCGAACGCCGGGTAATCCATCCCGACTTCGATGCTGTACGGGATGAAGCCCTGGCCCTTGTGGGCCACGACGTTCGGCTGGGCGAGGGTGGCGGCGTCGTCGCTGACTTCGCCAGCTTCACCGTCCCACGACCATGCGGTGCCCTGCGAGCTGACACCCTTCCACTCGTCGTTCGTGATCTGCACGACGCGAGCCACCTGCAGCAGCGGCACGTCAGCCGCACCGCTGGTGATGATGATGGACGGGTCGATGAGCACGGGCACACCGAAACCACCAGCGGCGTCGGTGCCGATGCTCGCGGCGCGGAACTCGTCCAGGGCGCGGGCCTCGTCGTTCGTGAACGCGGGGGTTGGCTGCGTCACACCCTTCATCCACGCCGAACGGTAGGCGTCGCTCTCGGTGAGCAGCAGCCGGCGGGCGATGACATCGCCATCGGTGTCGGCAGTCCGGGTGTTGACCAGCTTCTCCAAGTGCGCCTTGTTGGCGTCGGAGACGAGGTAGCCGGGCTGCGAGTCGAGCGAACGCATCGCCGCGTCACGGGCCTCGCCACGCGACAGGGTGCGAACCTCGGTCGTGGTCGGGGCGTCCGGCTTGCGGATGAACGTCGGCACGCTCTTGGCGCGGGTAGCGGCCTCGTCGAGCTCGACGAACTCGGCCAGGCGGGCCTCAGCGTCGGCCAGTTCGGCCTTGATCGCGGTGGCGCGGGCGACGATCTCGTCGGCACGCTGATCGCAAGCGGCAGCGTCACGGGTCTCGTCGGGGGTCAGGGTGTCGGCCTCGGCGCGAAGGGCGTCACGCTCAGCGTGCAGCGACTCCACCCGAGCGCGCAGGGTGTCTGCGTACTTCATGGGGGGTTTCCTCTTTCGGGGGATCAGTCCAGGGCGAGCAGTGCCCGCGTCCTGGCGGTCTTGGTGGGCTGCTCTGCGTGGCTCGAGGCCGGGGCAGTGGCGGCGTCTGACGCGTGGCTCGGAGCCGGGGCGTCAGACTCGGCGGGCGACCTGAGGTCGGTGCCGGAAATCAACAGGCGCGCCACCTCGGCGCGCACATCAGGATCGGTCAGCGCCGAAGCGACAGACCGCGAACGGACGCCCACACTGGTCGCCGCGTAAGCGGGCCAGACGACAGGGCCGACCTCGAGGAGGTCGACGTCGGTAACAGTGCGGTGCGGCATCCCGTTGCGCTTCACCCACTTGTCAGCGATGACACGGAACCGGAACGACATGCCGGTGATGCCGCCGTCGCGGATCGCATCACGCACCGGCTCGACCAGCCAGTTATCCGACAGCCGAGCACGCACCTTCAGCCCGTGCTCATCCTCACGAATCGAACGGATAACGCCGATCGGAATGGAACCGATGAGCGGGTGCTGGCCGTGGTCGAACTGCAGCACCGGGGTCTTGATGCCCAGCGAACGCTTGAACGCGCCCCGGGCGATCTCCTCGGTGAACGTGCCCTCCCAGGAGTCGATCTCGGTGGCGGCACCGAACACGGCGCCATAGCCCTCGAGCGTCAGGCCATCCTCTGATGGTTCGGCACGGAACGTGACCGAGCGCAACAGGTTGTCGCGGGGCGCGTCGATGTCGACTTCGGTTTCGGCGTCGTCTAGAACGTCAGTGTCGCCCATAAGGCTCCACCTCCTCTACGGGGTGTGTCAGTGCGTCAGGCGTCGTCGGACGCGGCAGACGGCGAATCAGCGGCCTCTGCGGGCACCGTGGCGGCAGGGATGCCGGGCTCATCGAACTCAGGGCCGAACGGGTCCAAGTCCTCGAGCGCCCGAACCTCGTTGATCGTCGCCAGCCGGTTCTGCACCCGCTTGACATGCATGTCGAGCCGGCCCATCGGGTCACCCTCGAGGATCGCATCGCGGTTCAGCTTGACGACACGCGGGCTCGCGGTCATCGCCGACATGGCATCCTCGAACAGATCGATCGGATAGGACAGCGTGTGCTTCAGGTAGGCGAGGTCGGCCTGCGTCGCGTTGGCGTAGGTCACGCTCTGCCCGCTGACCGCCCCGTACACCATCGACGGCGGCACGCCATGACGGCGGCACGTCTGCTCCACCTCGAAACGCATGAGGTCGATGTACTGCGAATCCTCCGGTGACACCTGCAACTTGACGTAGCTGGTGCCCTCGGGCACCACCAGCGGTTCGCGGCTGCCGGCCAGAATCGACATGAGTCGCGCCTTGATCGCGTCGGCCTGCTCTTGCGTCGGCGCACCCGGCACCGACAACAGCCCGGTCGGGTGGCCGCCCTTGGTGAAGAACGCTCCACCGAACGCCTCGGCCGCCAAGCTGGTGCCCGTCGTCTTCGCGCCGTACTGGACGGGCGACAGACCGAACGGCGAACCGGGCAGCACCATCTCACCGGCCATGTGCCACAGGTCGCCCCACGGGAACAGCCGCTCCACCTTGTTGTTGACCTTCGCCTGCGGGATACCGTCGACAACCGTGCGCTCGGTCACCTGCTCGGGGGCAACAAGCTCGATCTGCGTCGGACGCATGTTGCTATCGACGCCGGTCACGATCCCGAACGCGTTTCCGTCGCTGAACAGCGACGCGAACACTTGGAACCGCCACACCCGCGCCGGAGTGTTCACCGACGGCCGGCGCACAATCGGCGACGGCGGCACACTGATACGGCGGTCACCGTCGTAGCGCACCTCGTCGATCGGCAACATGGCGCACCCTTGCGCCTTGACCTTGATGCACGCCCAGGTCGCAGCGTCACGGATCGCCGCGTCGATCGAACCGACCGACGGCGTGCCACTGTCGGCGGCCTGCATGGCGATGCCAAGCTGGCGCAGGCTGTACGTGGAACGCTCCTCGACCTGCGGCGCCTCACGGCGAAACAGCTTCACTCAGCACCACCCAGATAGCCGACAACGACGAACGCCACACCGAGCGCCGTGACACCGGCAGGCACAGAGATGGCGAACGCACCAGCGACAGCGACAAGCACGCCGAACACGATCAGCAACGAGGCAAGCAGATTGGACATGCAGCCTCCTCAGGCAAACCAGAACTTTTCGGCGGTGGCATCGGGCACGCCACCGAGGGCGAGCGTGCAAGCGATCAGCGGGGTGATGTCGACCTTCGACGACCGCCGCGACCACAGGTCAGCGTCACCCGTATGGCGCAACGTGGCGCCGACAACCGCCGCACGCAACGCAGCATCGCCACGATGACGCAACGAACCGGCACCGACGGCGTCGATGAACTGGCCGGTCGCACGAGCATGATCGGCAGTGGACACCTCCACCACCTGCACGCCGGCCTCAGCCAACAGCGAACGGAACGAACCGGCCGGACTGCCCATGTCGATACGGACAGGCTTGCCGTGGTCGGCGTACAACTTGACCGCACGCTCCACCACCCACGACACACCAGG